ACTACATGGAAAACAAAACAAGCTACGAAATGACCTCAGCAAAAGAGCGGTACGACCAACTTCTTAAAGAGATGTCCAGCACCACGGACGGACTTGATGATCGCTCAAAGGAAATCTTAGATTTAGCCCTACACACCGATCACAACACCCCGTACTTTAAGATTAAGCACTTTGTTGGGGATGCTCAAATCACTCCGTACGCAAAGTACCGTCAATTTCTACTTGAAATCCGTTCTCGTGAAGAGATCATTGAAAACTTGCTTATGAACATTGCTAAGCAAGAGGCTCAGATTGAAGTTATTCGAGAAGAGCTAGCCGAAGCTGAAACCCCAGCACGTGCAAAACTTAAAGAGTTTGATCTAATAACAAACCGTAATGATTTAATTAAGATCCATCGCAGATTGTCTTCAGCCTACGCTGAGCGTGAGAACTTCTTACGGGCTATGCGAGAGATGTACGATAGCGGTGAGGCGTTCCTTCCAGACGGAACTGACCTTAAAGACGTTATGAATAACCCAGAGTTGAGTGAAGCACATGAGCGTGACCTATGGCGCAACCGCCTAGGAAAGCAAGCCGCTTTAGATATTCTTACCACTGGAAAAATTGGCACTGGAAACATGGACGCCATCACGATGCTGGGTGAAGATGATGTTGTGTATGCACTAAACGTAGCAATGGACTGGTCTTTACGAGTCAACACTGCACTAGAGACTATCCAATCTAACGCAGTTAAAGAGCTAAGTGATGGTAGGGATTTTGATTTGAAGTTAAACAGCCCCGCCGTAACACCAAAAGAACTACAGTAATGTACGCGGCAGTACACATTGATGACGTAGCTCATTTGCAAGCTAATCCAAAAGTTTGGGATGAACTACAAGTGTGCGGTTCATTTATGTTTTGGGTAATTATGCCTATAGATAAAGTTCCTTTATCTTTGCCTTATATTGAACTTACTGAGTACGAGGCTATGGGGTGGAAGTTTAAAGGCGTTAACCGAGGGTACATAACGGTTTACGAGGATTCAAACCTATTCGAGCAAGTGCCCTTTGAAAAATGGGTAGAGCACCCAAAGAAGCATAAGGTTACTGGCGAACCGCTGTTGAAACCTATGCGGTACAAGTATACAATGACACAAGATGACATAGAGCAAGGAATTGCTTTCGGACAAAAGATGGAGCCACATGTTCAGCGTGCCCTTAAATCCCAAGCTCGACGTGAAAAGCTTAGACGACTTTGTGGCTTTTTTAAGCGAATGTAAAGAAGTAATCTACGACTTTTACTTTACTTGTCGCATTGCCCCCTTTACTCAGGATGCGATGGGGGATGTCTTTATTGAAGGTGAAGAAGACCACGAGTATTTAAATAACCTTGCTTTGGATATTCAAGAATTTACTGGCATCACTGCATCTGCCGTGTTTAACAACATTTACATAAGGCCCTCTCAAGATAACCTTGACCTGTTTATTGAAAACTTCAAGCCTCTTTATGACGCTGGTATCCGTTCCGCAACTATCCCTCATACTCACTGGGTCGCTACTGGTCAAATACAAGCAGCGTTTCCTGAGTTGTTTATAAAGAACACAATTCTTAGAAATGTAAGCGAGCCTCGCGACATTGAAAAGTTGGCTAAGGCTGGTTTTAAATATATAAACCTAGACAGAGATCTTATGCGAGATCACGATAAATTGCTACGTTTTAAAAAAGCTAAAGAAAAATACGGCGTAAAGCTATCCCTGCTTGCTAATGAAGGCTGTATGGGAGGATGCATAATGATGGACGAGCATTATCATTTTAACAACGAACGTGGTGATGGTCCCCAGTATTTTACTGACTCTATTAGCCGCGTCTCTTGTATGAAATGGGACTACGAAGACCAAGCTGTGCCCCTTAAGACAGCCAACTTCCCTCCCTGGAAGGAAGACTGGGATCAGTTCCTAAACGAACTGGGTATTGACGTAATCAAGATGCACGGTCGTGAGTCTACTAGCCGTCTTCGTGAGACTATGCAGATTATCCGCAACTACGTCGACAATAAAGAGATACTCTTCCAGCACTTCAAGGACTTTATTGAAGAGACTAATATGGCTGATAAGCCTATTGATATTTGGCGTAAAAAGATTAAGACCTGCAAGTTTGACTGCTGGGATTGCGGATATTGCGACAAAATCATGGCAGCTAAATACGGAGACAAGCGTCAGCCACGAACAATGGTTGTAACTAGGGAGCTTGTAGACTCTGTTAATAGAGAGTTAGATATTGATATCCCTGGGCTCACTAGCTCTAGGATCCAGAAGTTGCTTAACGGGCTAGCCTCACAATCTAAGGTCTACTTAGAAATTGGTGCTTACTTAGGGGCTACGACTGCCGCTGCGCTAGCAAACAACAAACTAGAGGCTTACGTAGTTGATCTATGGGAACAAGACCTTCAACCTGTGCGGGATGACTTGACTCTGCCCCCTAATAGCCAAGCCGAGTTTGAAAAAAATATTGCCCCTTACATTGGGGAAAACAAAGTACATATCATTAACGAAGATATGCACGAAGTAGATACCTCAGAAATCTCTGGGGTAGACTTATTTTTCTATGATGGGCCTCACGAGTACGAGCATATCTATAAGACCGTGACCCGTTATAGGGACTGCCTTGATAAGCAAGCAATCTTGGTGTTCGATGACGCGAATTGGACAGACACGGTTAAAGCGGCTGACGATGCAGTAAAAGCCGCAGGTCTTAAACCTGTGTACTCCAAAAAGCTACTAAATGGCTTAGAAGACGAAAGGATGTGGTGGAATGGAATTTACCTCATCGTTGTTGCTAAATAATCAGCAGTTCCTAATTCTTTTAGCGGCTGTAATGGCTTTAGCCTTTGCTGCAAAAAAGACTCAGGTATTCATGCCTTTGTATACATGGATTGCCCAAACTGTTAAATCAAAACGAGCTGTAGTGGCTCTAATTTCTATGCTGTCGGGTGTTCTTCCCATATCAGGTCGCGTCGCTATATCGGCAGGTGCACTAGACACAATCGCTCCAGAAGATAAGAAAAAGCGTAAGAACTACGGAATCATTGATTACCTATCTACGCACCATTTTTATTTCTGGTCTCCTCTGGAGGCAACTGTTATATTGCCAATGGCTGCATTAAGCATCAGTTACTGGGAGTTAATGAGCAGGATCTGGCCACTGCTAGCGACTGCAATAATCATTATCTTGTTTTACATCTTTAGAGTTCTTAAAGAAGAAGACATTGAAATTGTCATCCCAGATAAGAAACTAAAGAAAAAGGACAAAGAGCCTTGGCAGATCGAGGCTGACTCAAAGCGAGACCGCAAGCAAATTGTTGAGTACGCTCGAGTCCTCCTATTCACAGCAATTGTTATTGTAATCAGCAACGTTGTTAAGGCTAACTTTGAAGCCATTAACACATTTGTTGAAAACGCTCATAAAAATAACCTAATACTTCTTGTTGCTTTTGCTGGGTTCTTAGCCAGCTTTGCGCTAGGTAGTAGTAGCAAATTTGCAGGCTTTGTTGTCGTATCTGTAGGGGTGTTTGGCATTGAAACCTTGCCACTATTCTTTGCGGTCGATTACGCTGGCTATATGCTTTCTCCTACTCACAAGTGTTTAGTAGTAGGAAAGAGTTACTTCAGAACACCGCTTAAGGATTACTACAAGGCTATTGCCGCGTTAGTAATTCCTATCATCTTTATGGGAGTTACCTTGTATTACGGTGGCATCCTCTAAAATGAAAAAAATCCAATTTATGGCAATGTCTCAACAAGTTGAAGACATGTACCCGCACCCTAGACCAGCAAAAGCTTACGTACCAGATTGGTACAAAAGTGCTAAACGTTTTAGAACTGGAAAGATGGAAGTCTTGCCAGAAGGCGCGGGTATTAACAAAGACTTAAAACTTTGTGTGCCATTTTTGGATGGATTAACAGCAGGGTACGCATTGGAACTCCCCGCTGACCTTCTCGTTCAACGTGACGAACGTGGGGTCGGGTTTTTCTGGAATGAGGAACCTGGCCCCATAGAAGTCCGACCTAAAGATATGGCGGTAACTTTGCCAAGACCACATGGTCACGATCAGGATTTATACGCTTGGACGTTTCATTGGGCTTCGATTACCCCGCCCGGTTATAGCCTTCTTGTAGTTCACCCATTAAATAGGTTTGAGCTTCCATTTACTACGACCGCTGGAATTATGGACTCCGATAACTTTTCCCTTGGCGGACAAATACCTTTCTTTTTACAAAAAGATTTCACTGGGATAATCCCAGCCGGAACTCCAATAGCCCAACTTATTCCTATAAAGCGAGACAATTGGCGGTCAGAAGTAATTCCTCATAAGCAGGGCTTTGTCCAAAAACAACTCTTCAACGTATCTCGATACCTTTATGGTGGCTACAAAAAACACCTTTGGGTTAAGAAGTCATACGAATAGCACTGCGCTAAACTGTGGGGTATGCCTATTGACTTCCCCAACTCACCAACACTGAATCAAGAGTTCAGCGCAGGGTTGACAACTTGGAAGTGGGATGGGGCTAAATGGGTAATCAAAGAATCACTTGGACCTATCGGCCCAACTGGACCAACTGGTCCAGCAGGGGCTACAGGACCAACTGGAGCAGGCGTTGATGGTGCTACGGGACCTACAGGTCCAACTGGACCTATATTTCAAAATGTAGACTGTGGCACACCAACAACTGTTTACGGTGGAGTTACCCCAATTGATTGCGGAGGCGTAACCGAATAATGCACGATCACGAAACCATGGTATTGGCTACTGGCGGTGGCATCAGCGAGATGACCGTCATGTGGATCTTGATGGGATTGATGGCGGCACATCACGTATGGATGTGGTGGAAGATGAGAAAGAAAGAGAAGTGTGACTGCTAATGGCTGTTAAAGTTCAGTTTAGACGAGGCACTGCTGCAGAGTGGGTTGCTGCAAATCCTATTCTTTCCCAAGGCGAAGCCGGATACGAACACGACACTGGTAAGTTCAAGGTAGGTAACGGAACTTCAGCGTGGAACTCTCTTCAATACTCTTCTGGTACTACAGGCCCTACAGGCCCTAGCTCAACAGCAACCGTTGGTAGCGTAAGCACCCTTTCTCCGGGAGCCTCAGCAACAGTAGTAAACAGCGGAACAGCTACTGCAGCGGTATATAACTTTGGAATTCCTCAGGGTGTAACTGGACCAACGGGTCCAACAGGCCCAACAGGTGCAACTGGTTCTAGTGGCGGTATCGTATTAAATGTAACTAACTCTGGATCAGGCGCTTACCTAATTAACGGCGCTAGCAACCCAACCTTATCTTTTATCCGTGGACACCGATACGTTATAAACGTAAACGCTGTTGGACACCCATTCTGGATTCAGACAGTCTCTGGAGCGTACAGCGCAGGAAACGTTTACTCTACGGGTATCACTAACGGCGGAACCCAAAACGGAACAATAATCTTTGAAGTACCTTTTGATGCACCACAGCTTTACTATGTTTGCCAATTCCATCCACCGATGGCTGGTGCAATCTCTGTATCTGATCTAGGCCCTACAGGCCCTACTGGACCAGTATCTACTGTTGAAGGTCCTACTGGGCCTACAGGTCCTACGGGTCCAACAGGGGCTGCTTCAACTGTAGAAGGACCAACTGGACCTACAGGAGCAACAGGGCCACAAGGTGTTGCTGTAACGCTTATTGGAAGCGTTGCAACAGTTGCTTTACTTCCATCAACTGGTAACGATGTAAACGATGCGTACATTGTTGATGAGAATGGTGACATATACGTTTGGGACGGATCTTCCTGGTATAGCGCTGGACAAATTGTTGGACCAGCGGGTCCTACAGGTCCACAAGGAAACGAAGGCCCAACAGGTCCTACAGGCCCAACAGGTCCTACAGGTCCTTCTGGAGTTATCTCTGTAACTGGTCCAGTCACTAACACTGGTACATCTACAGCTGCTGTACTTGGTATTGATCAGACTACGCTTTCTATTGCTAACACTCAGGTAACTGGTCTTGGAACTGCTTCAACTAAAGACATCCCAGCAACTGGTGACGCGACTACTTCACAGGTAGTTTACGGAACAGACACCCGTCTTACAGACACACGTACACCTACTGACCTAACAGTCACTACAGGTAAGATTGTTGACGCTAATGTTACTAACGCAAAGTTAGCAAACAGCAGCATCACTATTGGAACTGATGTTGTGGCACTTGGTGGATCTATTACATCCCCAACCTTCACCGGTCTTAGCCTTGGTTCTAGCGTTGTATTTGAAGGCGCTACCGCTGATGCGTTTGAGACTACCCTTTCAGTAACAGACCCAACTGCGGATAGAACAATTACTTTGCCAAACGCCAGTGGTACTGTCGCACTTGCTGAGCAGGTTCTTGCACGCTTTGATCTATCCCCTACCTATATCGACGTGTCTCCTCGCTGGGATAACCGCTCTGCTACCTTTGAGAGTGGAACTATCTACTGGACTTTCTTTACCCCAATGTATAACACCACTGTTAGCAGCGTAACCGTAGCATCTGCGGGTACCGCAACTAGTGGTGCAACTACTGTAAAAATGGGTATCTATACCTTTAACGAAACAACTGCAACAAGAGTTGCTGTTACCGCCAATGACGCAACAGTTTTTGGAACTCGTAACACGGTTTACACACGAAACCTAGGAGCGCCAGTTACATTAACGGCTGGCACACGTTATGGATTTGCGGTTATCGTAGTAGCCACTACTCCGGGAACTGGGTTCTTAGCGTTCGGTTATCCTGCTACACCACTTAACGTACTTAGCCCAATCATGCGTGGTTACCTAGATGGTCAGACCGACCTTTTAGCTACAGCCACTCCTTTGACTAACACATCTAACGGATACTGGGGTCGCCTATCATGACATCTATTAATGTAACTAAGACAAGCCTTGGGTTTGATCCTTCTGGCTTTGAGAAGTTTGAAGTAAAGAACGCGGATACTGGAGAAGTAATCGGGTACGACTTAGTCGCTCCCGCAGAACCTGAGTAGACTATGCGCTATGAAGATAGCCGTATACACGATTGCTTTAAATGAAGAACAGTTTGTTGAACGCTGGTACGAGTCGGCTAAAGAAGCTGACTACATACTTATTGCTGACACTGGTTCTACTGATGGGACTGTTGCCCTTGCTAAAAGTCTTGGGATAAATGTAGTTGAAATTTCAATCAAACCGTGGAGATTTGATGATGCTCGTAATGCTAGCCTCGCTTGTCTCCCTAGGGATATTGATTACTGCATTGCTTTGGATCTCGACGAAGTTTTAATCGCAGGTTGGCGTGAGAAGTTAGAAACAGTACCAACACAAACAACAAGACCACGATACAAATATACGTGGAGTTGGAATACCGATGGAACTCCGGGACTTCAATACGGCGGAGATAAGATTCACTCTCGACACGGTTACCGTTGGAAACACCCTGTTCACGAGGTAATGGTTGCAGACAGAATTATTCCAATAGAGCACTGGACTGATCTTGAAATCCACCACCATCCAGACAACTCAAAGCCTAGGTCTCAGTACATGCCCTTACTGGCACAGTCGGTACAAGAAGATCCATACGATGACCGTAACGCTTTCTACTACGCCAGAGAACTGTATTTCTACGGTGAGTATCAAAAGTCTACGGAAGAGTTCAAAAGACACTTGAGCCTACCTACGGCTACATGGAAACCTGAAAGAGCGGCATCCATGCGGTACATAGCTAAGATGGATGATGACCTACAAGTTAAGGAAGAGTGGCTTAGAAAAGCTGTTGAGGAGGCGCCCAATAGACGCGAGGCTTATGTAGACCTTGCTGCGCTTTACTACACAACTCAGTCTTGGCTTGCTTGTTTAGATTCTGCTGAAAGTGCTTTAGATATAGTAGAAAAACCTTTAGAGTATCTCTGTGAAGAGTACGCTTGGGGGTACGCTCCCTACGATTACGCAGCCCTTGCCGCATACAACTTAGGAAAGACCAGTGAAGCGTTGGAATACGGTATGAAAGCCGTAGAGCTCAACCCGACAGAAGAGCGATTACAGCGTAACCTTATGTTCTATAAAGCTTAAGGGGAGTGATGAGAGCCCATACACCTGGTGGTCGTTTTACCACTGAATTTGAACTTAACGCCATTGGCGACGGAATTACTTGGGATCTTACTAACCCAGTAGGAACATTTGCTGAGTGGTGGGAGTTCGACAAAGCGGCATCTACCCTTGATCCTGTTTATGATGTGGATTCAACTGTAGGCGGTCGTGTATGGAAAGGTCCTAAAGAAATCCATGTAATCAGCGCCAACTGGATGCAAGGAAACGTTCCGTCAAGCGAGCGCGGTTTCTACGCTGCAGACATGCTTACCTTTACTCTTAATATTGATGACCTCACTGAAGTCAGCCCAGAGCTATTTGAATCCCGTGGTTCCTTTAAAGCAAAGATTTCAGAAGCCAATCGTTACCGCTGTGTTTGGAAAGATCAAGTTTACCGTCCGTACCATGTACAGCCAGACGGATACTTGGACGACCGTGGTACCCTGATTACTGTTCGAATGATTCAGGTAATGCCTGATGAATTGATTAACGATGCCCAATTCCAACAATACGCGAATGGACTCCACTAATGTCAACGCAACAAGTACAGATTAATCCAGAAAAACAAGAAGAAGCTGGCTGCAAATGTGGCGGCTGTGGCTGTGGAAAAGGAGATGAGTAATGGCTAAGGCGTTTGAAAAAGGCAAGTACACAGAGTCAAAGGACAAGAAGAAAGACTCTAAGATGCTTAAGAAGGCTGGCCTTGACAAGGATGAAAAGGCTAAGTTTGAGAAGGCGGATAAGGCTCACGGAGCCAAGAAGAAGCCTAAGACTATGGCTGAAGATAAAAAGATTGACGCCAAGATTATAAAGAAAATTAAGAAGTCCGATAAGGACTAATGACTTAGCCCCCGAAAGGGGGCTTTTTCATTTACCATTGGTTTTAACTCCCATGCGGGGAGCTTCTTTACCTTTTGCGTATGTATACCTGCGACTCCGATTGGAGACTGAGATGTCAGATAAACCTTCATGGTTAGACGGCCCTACTGAGGTCGACTTTTATCGTGGCATAACGGGCAATGCTCCTGGCGCAAAAGAATCAGCAATGTCTTTAGCGGCTGTAGGACTTGGGTATATGTACGGTCTTAAAAAGGCAAAGAAAAAGAAGAAGAAGAAGTGACCGGTAATTTTCAAGACCGCGCACCTATTGTTGCTGGCCAGATGGCAAGAGATCTGGATGATGAACTTCAAGCTGCTGCAAAAAGCGCTGGCTGGGATGCAACAGTATCGGTTGACGCTAAGCGTGGAAAAATAACGCTTTCATACCTTGAAGCTGACGAAACAAATATCTTTGAATCAGAATACGGTCGTGAGGGTGTAAGTCCAAACTCTGTAATACGCCCATTCATGGTTAAAGCAGAACCAGCTATTAAAAACGCCATAGGCGAAGAAGCTCTGGAATACCTTTTCTCACAGGGGGTTCTTCCATGAGTTTAGAAGAAGCATTCCTATTTGCTGAAGATAAAGCCTTAAAGGATCACCTTCAAGGAATTACTGTTTCAGATTTAAAACAGAGCGTTAGACCAGTCAAAGTATGGTTTGGCTACCCAGACGTAGAACTTCGAGCACAAGAGTACCCATATCTAGTTATTGATTTGTACGACATCCAGCCTGCTAGTGATCGTCAAAGCAGTGGAATCTGGATTGATGAAACAAACCGAGGTACGCAAACAGTTACATCTGGGGACACTTATTCATACTACGCTCCAGTTGTGTACGATTTGTACTACCAAGTGAGCTCATACTCACGACACCCACGACATGATCGTGGAATTATGCTTTCAATGTTAAACAGCAAAATTCCCGGAAAGTACGGGCATCTTCTGGTGCCACAGGCTAACGGGGTAGGCACAGTAGCAAGACATATGTTTCTCGAAGGGTTCGTAAAGCGCGACTCTGTCGAGGATGGAAGACGTCTCTTTAGAAACGTCTTTAGTATCAGAGTGGTTAGTGAAATGACACCGTTGGTGCCAGATGTAGCAACTCCACAAGTTGAAACAGTAAATCTCGAAGCAGAACCAACGAACATCCCTTCGGAATTTAGATCGGTATAAAACATGGTCAAACTAGAAACTCTCAAAGGAGATAAATAATGACTGCATACCTTCGTCCCGGTGTGTTTGTTGAGGAATCCCTCAACTTATCTGCACCAGTACAAAGCACCACATCACAGTCAATTGCTGCCTTTATTGGCTATACGGATCGTGGTCCTATTGATCCAACTCTGGTCACATCCTGGAGCCAATACGTCAGCCTTTACGGTGGGTGGACAAAAAACGCAAAGATGCACACAGCACTTTTGCTATTCTTTTCAAACGGCGGAAGCCAAGCTTACGTTAAGCGTGTAGCAAGCACCACCGCTGATAACTCATCCCGCACAATTAACGATCGTGCATCAACCCCTGATGCAACGCTCACAATTGAATCTGCAAACGTAGGTTCTTGGGGTAGTCTTGTAAACGTAACTATTACAAACTCTATCCTTCCAGGATCATTTGATCTTACAGTCTTTTACGATGGAATTGCTGCAACTAATATTGTTGAGCGTTACACCGACCTAACAATGACTGCAACAGATGATCGTTACGCTGTAAGTTTAGTTAACTCACAATCTAAATTTATTACCCTAGTTGATGAGGGATCTGCTGCTACAGGAGTTACTCGTAACCCAGTAGTAACTTCAAATGCGTATCTAATCAGCGGTACAGACGGAACTTCTCTTCCAACAGATGCACTTATTGCTGGAGCGGTTTCATCTTTTGACGTTGTAAACAACTCATTGGTTCTAAACGCACCAGGAATCAGCGACGCAACAGCTGTAAACCTTCTTACATCTTATGCAGAAAATCGCGGCGATGTATTTGTTGTTATTGACCCTGTTACAGGAACTGTAGCAAACCAGATTGTTCGTGCTGATTCTTACACAGCAACTTCATACGGCGCTCTCTATTATCCAGAAATCGTAATTAAAGACCCAACAACTAACACACAAGGAGTAACAACATCTGTTAGCCCTGGTGGAGCGGTTGTAGGTCTTTACCTAAGCACAGACGCATCACGTGGTGTGTTCAAGGCTCCAGCGGGTCTTCAGACTCGTGTAGGAGGAGCTATTTCTGTTAAGCCTTTAACTAGCGCTGAACTTGACGCACTAAACAGCAACAACGCTGCTGTTAACGCAATTAAGTTTGTTCCAGGTTCTGGAATTGTAGTTATGGGCTCACGCACACTTCAGGGAACATACGTAGATCGTTATGTCCCTGTACGCCGTACGCTTATCTACTTGCGTAAATCAATGTCAGACCTTAGCCAGTTTGCAATCTTTGAGCCAAACGACGAGAGATTGTGGCGTTCAATCACCGCATCACTCGAAGGCTTCTTAAATAACTTCTGGCGTGAGGGTGGTCTTCGTGGAGCAGTTCCAAGTCAAGCTTTCTATGTAAAGTGCGATGCTGAAACTAACCCACAGTCTGCAATTGACAATGGCCAAGTAAACATCGAAGTTGGTGTTGCTCTACAGCGCCCAGCAGAGTTCGTAATCATCAAAATCGGACAGTTTGACGGTGGCACCACCGTTACTGTGGCGTAAAGGAGACAAATAAAAAATGGCAACCGATAGCGTAATCAATCGCTTTTCTAGCGTAGCGACCGATCCACTTCGTTCGTTTCGCTTTCACGTTGAATTCCTTGCGCCTCAGCAAGGAAGCAAGGTGAGCAGCACAATCACTGGCTTCAAGGGCGGGTTCACACAGATCTCTGGTCTTGGAATCAACACACAGTCAATCGCGTACCGTGAAGGTGGATACAACACCACAATTCACCAAGTACCGGGCATGACAACATTTAACCCAATCACGCTTAACCGTGGAGTTATCGTTGGAAACGATCAGGGTATTAAATGGATGCGACACCTATTCGCAGCAGCAGCAGGAGATGGTATTGCCTTGGGCGATAACGATTTCCGTTGCGACCTTAAGATCTACATTATGGATCACCCAGCAGCAAGTAACGCAACCGCTACAACTACTGGTGAAGGTGGGTCAAACATTCCAAAGATGGGCTTCCACGTGCACAACGCATGGATCTCAACTTTGAACTACTCTGACCTAGATGCAGGTGGAAACAACCTTATGGTAGAGACCATTGGACTCGTCCATGAAGGACTTTCGGTATTCTTTACCGATGATAAGTACGCCCGCAAGCCGTAATCTAAATTAATAAGGAGAACAAATCGTGTCAACAAGCTCAGATCCACAACTTCTAGCAAAAGCCGCAGCTCAATTTGAAGAGACGCCTAAAGTAGCAATTGTTACTAAAGCGCCTTCTGACACTGAGGTTACCCTTCCCGGAGGATTTATGAACCGGGAGGGTGCCTTAGTTAAGTACGCAGAAGTACGTGAACTTAACGGCGCAGATGAAGAAGCAATTGCTCGAGCTGGTAATACAGGTCGTGCGTTGAACACCATGCTTCAGCGTGGTTTAGTAAGTCTAGGTATGGAGCCAGCGTCTAAGGAAGACTTAGATACCCTTCTATCTGGAGACCGTGATGCAATTCTAATCGGAGTGCGCAGAGCAACATTTGGAAACGAAATTGAATTTAACGGAGCATGCCCTAGCTGTGATGCTGAGCAGGCTTTAGTTTTAGATTTAACTAAGGACATTCCAATTTCTGAACTTGATGACCCAATCGGAGATCGAATGTGGGAGTACGAATCAAAGTTGGGAATTGTAAAAGTTGGACTTCCTACAGGAAGCGTTCAGCGCAGATTGCTTGAGAATTCAGACAAAAGTGCTGCAGAATTGAATACAATTCTATTGGCTGGGTGCGTAGCATCTATCAATGGAAGCCCTTCAATTGGCGCCACTGATGTGCTAAGGCTCAGTTGGAAAGACCGTGAAATACTCGTACAGCAAATTTTAGATCGTAACCCAGGCCCACGCCTTGGGGAGGTGAAGAAGGCATGCGAGGCATGTGGTGAGGATATTCCTATGCCACTGACCTTGGCTGCATTGTTTCGAGTATAAAGACGAAGACTACGTAAATTTACTGGACCAATTTGAACTACTAACTCGGCACTTTACTGGATGGACTTTGACGGATATCCGTTCATTGTCTTTTAGAGAACGCAAAAATTGGATTGACCGATCCAGACGTAGGGGTTAATAATGGCAAATAAGGACACCGGCTCAGCAATGGGCGTTGGTGGCGGAGGCGGTATTTTCAGTCGTAAGACTGAACTTGTCGCCGATTTAACGACCGCTTTTAAAACCCTTAATGCTGAACTTGAAAAAACTAAACGCCTATCTGAAGAGATATCTAAAAACCTTAAAGGCGCAAGACCTGGTTCTGGCGGAGGAAGCAATCTTCTAGGCTCTAGCTTTGGTCCGTCTACTGGTACCCAAGATGCAAACACCACTACTGACAACTCTGGAGGTGGTGGCCCAAGCACGGCTTCCCGTGTTATGGGATTCCTTGGTCGTAACGCTTTAAAGCTTGGCGCTATAGGAATACAAAGTCTTCCTACAGTTGAGCAAGCGTTTGAGCAAGATCTGCTACGTTCACGGTTTGGTTTCTACGGCGGAAGAAACGCTAACGCAACCCAGATGAACATGGCTCGTCAGGGTACAACTACTGACCCAATGGACGCGGCCCGCGCATCTATGACTGGCGCAAGCATGGGCTTGATGCCAGGTTTAAAGAACTTTAGTTCTGTTGCGCAAAGCGCAGCTGGTATCTCTAACCTGATGCCTGGTGTTGGTCTCCAAGGCGGTATGCAAGCCATGGGCGCTCTCAACCAAGGTAAGAACGTCAACATGCTTAAGATGATTGGCGTTAACGTTCGTGATGCTCAAGGCATGATGCGTGGCTTTGATGACATCGCTAAAGATCTTTGGAAAACACTTAATAGCCAAAAGACTGGCTCAAAAAAGATTAGCAAAGAAGATATTTCTTACTCTTTGCAGCCTGGTAACGCACTTGATTCTATGATGAATCAGTACTTTGGAAACGACCCTATTCTTCGTCAGTCTGTTATCTCAAAGCTTATGGACTTAGCTGGAACTGGCGGTCAAGGCTCAAGCCTAGACAAAACTCGCTTAGAAAAAGCGGGAGCAACGACTGGTGCTGTTACCTCAATGAGTGATAGAAACGCAGCATCTCTTAACGCTACTCAAGCGGTCGCCCCTTCCGTTTTAAAAGGATTTGAAAAAGCAAACGAGCATCTAGCCGCTGCAAGCAACAAATTAGCCGAAGTTGCAAGATCTGCGGGTATTTTAGGAGAAGCCCTTCGTAAAGCGCTAGAACTTAAAGGTTACACAGACACAGTTGCTAGTTCTGGTAACGGAGCGGGCGGAATGCTTACAAGCCTTCTTGCTGGTGGCGCTGGAGCGTTTGCTGGCAAAGCATTTAGTGGAATGAAAAATTTCTTTGGTAAAGGCGGAAAAGGCGCGGGCGCTACAAACTTCTTTAAAGGTCTTGGCAGCAAGGCGATGAAGTTTGGCGGTCGTGCTTTATCTGGTGCGGCTGTATATGGTTCAATGGAATGGTTGCAGAAACAACTAAACAGAGCAGACGTTCCTGATTGGCTTCGCACTGCTGGAAACGTAGCCTTTGATACTGGTCAGGGTGCGTTAACTGGTCTTGCGGTAGGTAAGAACCCATTTGCAGCACTTGCTGGTGCTGGTGCTGGTTTTGCTGGTTCTTTGGCTAACCCATACGGCGAAGAAGGTGACGGCTCAGACGGAGCAGATCCTTCTAGAGTAAATCCGCTTGATGGTGGATTAGTTGTAACCAGCCCGTTTGGTGTAACTAGACACATTACTTTTAGCGATGGATCTAAAAGCCCTACATACGGAAAAGCTCACGGTGGTGTAGACCTTCGTGCCGCTGAAGGTACAAATGTATTTGCCGTAAGCGATGGAACAGTTGAAGGAACTCCGTACGATGGTGGTGGTTTTGGAAACTACATAAAGACGCTAAACCCAGATGGCACTGAGCATTTCTATGGTCACTTAGACAAGAAACTTGTACCTGCTGGTAAAGCTGTTAAAGCCGGTGAACTAATAGGTCAAAGCGGTAAGTCTGGTGGCGGACCTGGTATGGGCCCACACCTTCACTTTGAAGTACGCAAGGGTGGTAATAAGTTAGATCCAATGCAATATTTGGCTAACGCTGCTGATGCTGGAAATAATGCGGTGCCCCCTGCAAAGTCAAGCCTCACCATTAAAAAAGGCGCTGGTGATTTAATTCTTCAACCTATGGGTGGAGAAGGACATGTATCTCCTGTCGGCTTTGGTCGCGGGGCTACACATCAAGATACCGCACAAACCATTAACTACGGTGGAGTGACTATCAATTTCCACATGCCAGAAAAAAGCGCAAATGACGTAAAGTTAATTGCAGCAGAAGTAAAGCGAGTGCTAAGCGACAGTTCAATCCGTGAGAAAGCGATGATGAAATAATGAGTCAACCTTCCATGGCTTTTGCTGCTAGCCAATTTGCGCTAACTGCGCAACAAGTTGCAGCAGCTAAAAAAGCCACAGCTAAAGCCGAGAAAGATGCTGCTGCCGCAAGGAAAAAGAAAGCAGAACAAGACAAAAAAGCTAAGTTGAAAGAAGCAGCTAGAAAAGCTAAAGAAAAAGCTGAGTTTGAAAAAAATAAACCTTCTACTGAGCCAACGCTAGACTACAAGTGGAACCTTCCTCCTCACATGTGGAGCATGCCTGTAACGCCAATTCAGGTTGAAGAAGACATGTACAAAGCCGACACAAACCTAGTGGGAGTCCCTGAGACATACCGCCGTGGGCGCATGTGGTGGTACGCAAATACTACTAACAGCTTTGTAGATAGTGACGGAAAAGAAAAACCTCAAACAAAAGGATCTGATAGACGTTACGGTTTCCAATTTTTGTGGAACCCAGAGAGTTATACAACTTCTATTTCCCTAAACACCGACACCACCCCGAGCGTTAACGACCGTTTCGTAGGTGTTGCTGGAGCGTTCCCCAGCGGAGAGACTATCTCTTTTAGTATTCGCCTAGATCGTACAAACGACTTTGCTTGTTTAAAAAACTTAATTAAAAAAGGCTATACCCTAGGAAACTACGAAGGACCTGTAGCGGACGATAAAAGCCTAGTTGAAATGGTGCAAAAATATTACAACACTGGATTTTTTAACAATCAATCAGCGGCAGAAAGAGGAAAGCAATTAAAAGAATTGCTAGCCCTTGGAACTGTTGCTGACCTTGAGTACATTTATACGGCGGTAAACGGTCCGGGATGGAAAAATATTACTGGTCGTAAAACTGGCGATATTGGATATTTGAGTGCAACTTTGTTAAGAATCGACATTGGACCGTTGTCTTACATCGGCTACATTAACTCATTAAACGTAACTCATATTTCTTTTAGCCAGGATATGACACCTATTCGTACCGACGTATCTATCGCAATGAACCTAATGGCATCTGCGGGTATCGCAGACAAGAAGGAGTCATAATGGGAATCTTTCAAGGATCACGATACGAGTATTCTGTAATTGACTTTGTTTCAGTTAAAGAAGACTCTGATTCTAACCCTATTGTTTTTTACGAATTTGAAGACTTAGGAAGTTTTAATTACATAGAACACACGTATGTATCGGGGGAACGCTTAGACACACTTGCGCATTTGTACTACCGTCGATCAGATCTTTGGTGGATTATTTTAGACTACAACCCAGAAATAACTGACCCGCAAAATATAAAGCCCGGAACTGTACTTAGGATTCCTCGTGTTTAATTTTGTAAAAGTTGGATTCCCTGCAGCAAACGTGTCTCCATCTCGCGTATCTGACATGACCCTTTGGCAGGAACGTTACAAGCACGAGTTTGGTTACTTTCAGTTTCGTGAAGTAGATGTAGACTTTGAAGACATTAGACCGGGAACTCCTGTTGAGTTTACTATTAATGGTGATAACGGTAGTCGTGATTACAATGCTTACGTGCACCATGTTGAACCAGTAGTAAGTCCGGGAGTAAACTTTGTAAGAGTTCACTTTATTGGCGCTTCTTATTACCTTAAGCAAACCTCTCAACAGGTGTACAAAAAATTAACAGCTGATCAAATTGTTGTAAAAATTGCTAAAAGAAACAACTTTTGTTACAACGTTGAACCGCATCCACGTGTTTACGACCAAGTATCACAGGCTGGTCTAACTGACATGCAAATGATGCAAAAACTTGCAAAACAGTGTGGGTATTCTTTGAGACTTACAAACTCAGAAATTCATTTTCAACCTGTAACAAAATTGTACGACCAAGAAAAAGAAAACGCCCCTATTTTTGTACTTCGTGACTCAAATGACCCTCAAGGCTCAACTCTTTACTCTTTTAAGCCACTTATTGGAGAAAGCCTAGATCAAGACGGAGAAATTAAATCAGCCGCTGCTATGTCTGGTGTAGATAAACACACTGGTCAAGTAATTCAGTTAACAAATCAAAAACGACCTAAGCCTACAAAAAAACAATTTGAACCTGAGTTTTTTGATAGTTTTTCTACTGGAGTAGTGGTTAACGATTACGACATGGCAAAAAACGAAGCTAAGTCTGTAGACGAAAGAACTAGATTTCCGTACCGGGCTACCGCAAAGGTTCTTGGAGACCCTAACTTACATCCAGATATGCCCGTCTACATGGATGGAGTTCCATCGGCATACGCTGGATACTGGGTTATTCTTAAAGCGGAACATGTAATTGATTCTGAAGCCTATAGCAACCAACGTTACGTAACAATTTTACATTTAGGTACTGACTCCTTAGGTTCTGCTGGCGTTCGGGCTGGTATGGCTAAGAGAGGCAAAAGAACGGCTGAAGTACCAAACCAACGAGCAAAAAGAACAATTATTCCTAATGTTAGGCAGACCAACAAAAAGGGTAAAACGGTTCTTAAAAAAGGAACTAAAAACTCAAACAAAAACGCTCCTGTTGGTTTTGGGAAAATAGGAAACCGCTCTAAACCTAAATCTGCTGGGAAGACTATAATTCCAACTAAGTGGGCAA